TTCCCGGCAAATAGGTAAAACTACTATTCTTACTATATTTGCATTATGGATGGTCTGCTTCAATGATGATTACAGAGTGTTACTTATAGCTAATAAGGAAGGTACAGCTAAAAACATCTTTAAACGTATTCGCTTAGCGTATGAAATGTTACCAAACTTTTTAAAGCCTGGTGTAGTAAACTACGCTAAAGAGGGTATGGAACTAGCTAACGGTAGTTCTATAGGTATTAGTACTACTACTTCAGATGCAGCTCGTGGTGAATCTATTAATTGTCTCTTAATTGATGAGGCTGCATTTATACCTTCTGAATTTATGGACGACTTCTGGGAATCAGTATTCCCAGTTATTTCTTCATCTAAAAAGTCTAAGATTTTTATGCTGTCTACTCCAAACGGAGTAGGGAATTTATTCTTTAATACATATAATGACGCTACCTTAGACAAAAACGGATGGCATCATGAAAGAGTTGATTGGTGGGAAGTACCTGGTAGAGATGATAAATGGAAAGATATGACTGTAAGAGCTCTTGGTTCAGTAGAAGCATTTAACCAAGAATACGGTAACGAATTTAGAGCAGTTGGAGAAAATTTATTTGATAAAGATCAAATTGATGAACTAGAAAAAACAGCCCCCGACCCTATATATGTAGATGATGACGGGGTACTAAAAGTATATAAGGATAGAATTGATGGTCATTATTATTCTATAGGGGTAGACGTAGGGGAAGGAATAGGAAGAGCTAATTCAGTTGTACAAGTACTAGACGTAACTGATTTGATCAATATAGAACAGGTGGCAGTTTATGCTTATAATAAATTAGACCCATTTAACTTTACCGCTAAATTAATAGAAATTGCTGCTCAATGGGGCAACCCTCCTCTTTTAGTAGAACGCAATAATTGCGGCGCCCAAGTTATTGATGCCTTAATGCATACCCATCAATATCTTAACATAGTTAAATATACACCAAGTATGGGGTCATATACTGAAAAAGCAGAAAAAGATAACCGCATGGGTATATATTCTCATACTAATAGTAAATTTAACTCAATGTCTAACTTCAGATATTGGATGAATGTACTAAGATGTGTTAAAATAAATGATAAAAATACTTTAGAAGAGTTTAAAACATATATTAGACAAGACAACGGGGTTTGGAAAAAACAATCTGACAAATATCTTGATGATAGAGTAGAAGCTCTAATATGGGCTATTTTTATATTAGATACTAAGGTAGTAGAGCAGTTTTATGAAGTAACAGAAAAAGACGGTAACGGAAAACCTCTTAAAGTAGTACCAAATAATTGGGATCCATTTATAGTTAGTATGCCTAAGCCGTCAGAAGTTTTAAATAAATTTAAAACAGAAAAAGATAGAGAGATAACTGTACCAAATAATCCCGTTTTTATACCTGGTTTAGAAGGAGATAATCCTGAGCTTGAGGAGCTGAATTCTTTAGGGTGGAAGCAGCCTAACTTTTCGCCTGCTACTAGAATGCTACCTAGTTCAGGTTTTCTTAAATTTTGACAATAAAAAAGCCCGTCTTAAGACGGGCTTTGAAGTTCTATGTCAAAATATCTTATTCGAAGGCGTTATCGGTGCCTTTATTTACCTTAAGATTGCCTACTTGGTTGTTACCAGTTGGCTTTTGATAGCCCTTGTCGAAGTCCTTGGCCTTCTGTACGGTACCGTCGCCGCCTTTTGGCCCGCCTTGTTCATGAGCAGCACCTACTGGCTTAAGAGCGCCTACCTTATGAATCTTGTGGCCGTCTTTAAGTTGTTCGGACTTAGCACCGTGTCCAACACCGGCATGACCGAGGTCTTCAGCATCAACTGCTTCATCCATGGTGTCGTCTTCTTCATCATCTTCCATTACTGGCTCTTCTTCCCCGCCGGTACTCATGCCCATATCTGGCTTTTGCTCTGCATGCTTTTTGAGTGCTGAAAGTACTTTTTCCAGCATATCAATAATTTCGGTATGAGTGATTTCTTCGCCGCCTTCAGTACCGGCAGCATCAGGTGCTACTTCGTCACCGCCTACGTCACCGCCCATATCACCGGCAGGAGTAATTGGTGTAGCTTCATCTTCTTTTACAAAAGGCACGCCGTTGATAGCGTCTTCGTATAGTTTATCGAATTTTGATTTTGACATAGTAAATGATGGTTTATTATATTTAGTAGATTTTGGAGTAGTTTCTACTTCTTCCTGTATTTTTTCTTTTGGCTGTGTTTGTTTAGCTGCTTCTTTTTGATGGGAATTGTCGTGCTTTTCTTCTTTTTCCCCTTCCTCGGAAGTATGGTCTTCAGCCTTCTTCATGACTTTCTTTGAGCTTCCTGGATCTTGCTTTTCATCAACCTTATTAAAATTATCAGCAGCTTTTGGTCCAGTGTCTTTAGCAAGCTCTTCTTTTTCTTTACCGAATCCTTCTCCTACTTTAGGGGCGGTCCCTTTTGGTAAGTAGTTAGTTGCATCAGTTAAAAGAACCTCATTGTACTCTCTAACCTTAGGTTCGGTAACTTTTACGGATTGTACTTTGCTTGAGTATAGCTCACTAAGATCACTAAGATTTTTTATTTTAGCCATTGTAATAATTATATTTAGTAAGCCCTAGTATAAAACTAGCATTCTCTGTAAATATTTTTAATGTCTATAGCTAGTTATTGTGTTGACACCGGTTCATATACTGTCCCCGCTGTAAACGGAAATACTGAATGTCTTTCCGGGGGCTTACGCTATTTAGATGTAAACAATACGTACTATGAACGGTTTATATTTAATAACTGGTGGAAAGAACAAATTAGTCAGTACGGCCAAAAGATTAACTACTATATTAACAAGTACTCTCTTTCTGCGCACGATTATTTTTACGGGGAGCAACCACTTGCCGGTTTTGCAACCCCGGTCCCTATGGTTTTTGCTATCATATTAAATAATGATAGTATTATATTAAGCAAATTTGGTTTGCAAGGTACTGCAGATCTAACTGCAATTATTGCAATAGACACGTTCACTACAACTCTTACTAGCTCGTCTTTAAGTGGTATAGCAACTATATATACATATGAGCCTAAAGCAGGAGACTTAATTGAAATGTCTGAATACGGTACAACGAGACCAAACGGGCGTAGCGGACAAATATACGAAATTACAGAACGTGTTGATCAAAAAGGCGGTGCTAATAATCAATTATTAGGTCACTACGTATGGATGATACAAGCTAAACGTTACGACTACACTTACGAGCCTGCCGCGCCTCGCGAGGCTAAAATGGACCAGGTTTATGATAATAAAGCTGACGGCCTGCTCAACAACTTACCTAAGATTCTTGAAACTAAAGAATACACCCAATTTGTTGATAAAGATTCGGCAAATATTTTTGATTACGCAGAAAACCCGCAATCTAATACCAACGTATATGGCGATTACGAAGACACCAATATACTTGTAAACTATATAGGCGTTACTAATGCTGCAGGGTCAGCTACTGGAGCGGTAGGTGCATCTGCAACTAATGTTTATGTTGTCGCGCAAAGCCCGAGCAATTATTCCGGTTCCGTTTCAATTTCTGCTGCAAACCTCACAGAGCAAAACTTACTACTACTTACTGCACTGCTTTCAGGAAATCCTGCCCTGAGCGGTCTTACATTAACATCGTTCACTTGCTAAATATAATATAATGTCCGCTGATACGCCTACCCTTATATTCCCACACGAGCTACCATCGGTACCAGGTGCGCCATTATCAGGTACAGACATACTTTTTTTAGAAAGAAATAATTTAGACGGCACATACACCTCTTACTCGGTAACGCTTTCAGCGCTTTCTGCTGGCGGTTATTTTGGCCCTCAAGGCTATCAAGGCGTACAAGGTACGCCAGGTGTAATCGGTCAAGATGGTGCTTCTGGTTATTCTGGTTATAGTGGTGCTGCTTTTGTAGGCTCTTCCGGTTATAGTGGTTACTCGGGGTACTCCGGGTATTCTGGCTATAGTGGCTACTCAGGCTATTCAGGTTACTCCGGGGATAGCGGGTATTCAGGCTATTCTGGTTACTCCGGTTATTCTGGCTACAGTGGTTACTCCGGGTATTCTGGGTATAGTGGCTACTCAGGTTACTCAGGTTATTCCGGTTATTCTGGTTACTCCGGTTATAGTGGAGATTCTGGTTACTCCGGTTATAGTGGTTACTCTGGTTATAGCGGTTATTCCGGTTATTCTGGTTACTCTGGTTATAGTGGTTATTCTGGTATAAGCGGTTATTCAGGTTATTCTGGCTATAGCGGGTATTCTGGTTATTCTGGCTATAGCGGGTATTCTGGTTATAGCGGCGAGTACGGCGGAGCAGTTGCTCTTTATCAATACTCAAGTAATACCAGTGAAGGAGATCCGGGGTTTGGTTATATAACATTTAATGCTACCCTTACCGCGGCTTCGAAAATGTTTATAAGCCATATAGATGGAGCCGGTAATAATATTTTTGCGTGGCTTGATTCTTGGGACGATAGTAACAACCCTATTTTAGGTTATTTAAAAATTTCTAAATTAACTGATACTCAGTCCTATGCTTCATTTAATGTAACAGCTACTTCTGCTCAATCAACCTACGATTTAATTACCGTACAACCTCTTAATGTATATGGTACAATATTAAGCGGAGACTCAATAGCAGTATCGTTTGTACCTGCAGGGTTTTCTGGTTATAGTGGTTATTCTGGTTATTCTGGTTACTCCGGTTACAGTGGGTATTCAGGCTATTCAGGTTACTCTGGTTATAGTGGCTATAGTGGTTACTCTGGTTATAGCGGCTTTAGCGGTATATCTGGTTACAGCGGGGATTCTGGTTATTCTGGTTACTCCGGTTACAGCGGGTATTCCGGTTATTCAGGTTACTCTGGTTATAGTGGCTATAGTGGTTACTCCGGTATAAGTGGTTACTCCGGTTACTCCGGCTACTCAGGGTATAGTGGTTATTCTGGTTATAGTGGTTATTCTGGTATAAGCGGTTATTCTGGTATAAGCGGTTATTCGGGAGATTCTGGTTATTCAGGTATATCTGGCTATAGTGGTATATCAGGTTATAGTGGCTACTCTGGTTATTCTGGCTATTCTGGTTACAGTGGGTACTCCGGTTACTCTGGCTATTCAGGTATATCAGGTTATAGTGGAGATTCTGGGTATTCAGGTTATTCAGGTATATCTGGCTATAGTGGTTACTCGGGTTATTCTGGCTACTCTGGTATTTCTGGTTACGTAGGATTTAGCGGTTATTCGGGAGATTCTGGTTACTCAGGTATATCTGGCTATAGTGGTTACTCAGGTTATTCTGGCTACTCTGGGTACTCTGGGTATTCTGGTTATAGTGGAGACAGTGGTTACTCTGGGTATTCTGGTTATAGTGGAGACAGTGGTTACTCTGGGTATTCTGGTTATAGTGGTTATAGTGGTTATTCTGGTTACAGCGGGGATTCTGGCTACTCTGGCTACTCTGGCTACTCTGGGTATTCTGGTTATAGTGGCGATAGCGGTTACTCCGGGTATTCCGGTTATAGTGGCTACTCAGGTTACTCAGGTTATTCCGGTTATTCCGGAATAAGCGGTTATCAAGGCTTTAGCGGTTACTCCGGTTATTCAGGATTCAGCGGCTTTAGCGGTATATCAGGTTATAGTGGTTATTCTGGTATATCCGGTTACAGCGGTGATAGTGGTTACTCCGGGTATTCTGGTTATAGTGGCTACTCCGGTTATAGTGGATACTCTGGTATAAGTGGCTACCAAGGTTTCAGCGGGTATCAAGGCTTTAGTGGTTACTCCGGTTACAGCGGTGATAGTGGTTACTCCGGGTATTCTGGTTATAGTGGCTATTCCGGTTATAGTGGATACTCTGGTGTAAGCGGGTATTCTGGTGTATCAGGTTATAGCGGCTTTTCAGGTTATAGTGGCGATAGCGGGTACTCTGGTTATAGCGGGTATTCTGGTTATAGTGGTATTTCCGGTTACTCTGGTTATAGCGGCTTTAGCGGTATATCTGGTTATAGTGGTTACTCCGGTTACAGCGGAGATTCCGGTTATTCCGGTATATCAGGTTATAGCGGCTATTCCGGTATTTCAGGTTGGTCAGGGTATTCTGGTATTTCTGGCTATTCTGGAGACTCTGGTTATAGTGGCTGGTCAGGCTATTCTGGTTATAGCGGTATAAGCGGTTACAGCGGTTATTCAGGTATTTCTGGTTATAGTGGTATAAGTGGTTACTCTGGTATTTCTGGCTATTCTGGTATGTCCGGTTATTCCGGTTATAGCGGTATAAGTGGCTATCAAGGTTTTAGCGGTATAAGCGGTTATTCTGGTTATAGTGGTTATTCAGGCTTGAGTGGGTATTCTGGTATAAGTGGTTATAGTGGTATAAGCGGTTACCAAGGCTTTAGCGGTTACCAAGGTTTTAGTGGTTATAGCGGTATATCTGGGTATTCTGGTTATAGTGGAAATAGTGGTTATAGCGGTTATAGCGGTATAAGCGGGTACTCAGGCACCTCAGGTTATTCCGGTTATTCTGGTTATAGCGGTTTTTCAGGTTATAGTGGTTATAGCGGTATAAGTGGGTTTTCAGGATATTCTGGATACTCAGGCATTTCTGGTTATAGTGGAGACAGTGGTTACTCTGGGTATTCTGGTTATAGCGGTATATCAGGTTATTCTGGATACTCAGGCATTTCTGGTTATAGTGGCCATAGTGGTATATCAGGTTACTCAGGTTATTCTGGAGTTTCGGGGTATAGTGGTATATCAGGTTACTCAGGCTATTCTGGTATAAGCGGTTATCAAGGATTTAGCGGTATAAGCGGTTATCAAGGATTCAGCGGTATAAGTGGTTATTCTGGTATATCTGGCTACAGTGGCTACAGTGGCTATAGCGGCTACAGCGGTTCCGGGGTTTCTGGTTATTCAGGGTTGAGCGGGGCCCCTGCGGTAGGTGTAACTTACTACTATACTAATAGTGCATCTGATATAGTAGGGTATGAAGTATTAGACATTGCCCCAGATTTTGACGCTGAAACGTTTTTCACAGTAACGTTTACGAATTCAGCTGTAAACTTTATTGATCAACTAACTCCAATAGGAGAACCTGGAGCAATTCAAATACCGGTAGGCACTTGGCAGTTCAATACATGGTATTATGTAAACAATGCTGGAGATGTAAGATTACAATTTACCGTTTATAAACGCAGTACTGGTGGTACTGAAACCCCTCTTTTCTCCGCTGTAAGTGATTTCTTAACTAACACCGATATTAATAACCCGGGTAATTTAATTACTAACTTTACTATATCTACAGCTAAAGAGTTAGATATTACTGATAGATTAGTAGTAAAAGTATCTGCAGAATGCTCCGCACCTGGTCAATCTAGAACTGTAAGAGTATACTATGAAGGTACGGAACATTATAGTAATATTTCTACTGGTATATACCGCGGTGCAATAGGCGTATCCGGCTACTCCGGAGCATCTGGTTATAGTGGTGTTTCTGGATATTCAGGTATATCTGGCTATAGCGGCTATTCCGGTATTTCAGGTTGGTCAGGGTATTCTGGTATTTCAGGCTATTCCGGTTATCAAGGTTTCCAAGGCGTACAAGGCGTACAAGGCGTACAGGGCATACAAGGCTCATCTGGTTATTCCGGTATAAGTGGTTACTCCGGTATATCTGGTTACCAAGGCTTTCAAGGGGTGCAAGGAGTTTCAGGCTATTCTGGTATAAGCGGTTACTCCGGTTATCAAGGATTCCAAGGTGTACAAGGAGTACAAGGAGTCTCCGGTACATCTGGTTACAGTGGCTATAGTGGTTTTAGCGGCTACTCAGGCTACTCTGGTTGGTCTGGCTTTAGTGGTATATCAGGCTTTAGTGGTATATCAGGCTTTAGTGGTATATCAGGTTGGTCTGGTTATAGTGGGTATTCCGGTATATCAGGCTATCAAGGCACCCAAGGCAATCAAGGCGCAGCAGGTGTACAAGGGGTCTCCGGATACAGCGGCATATCAGGCTATCAAGGCTTCCAGGGCGTACAAGGAGTGCAAGGTATTCAAGGTATTCAAGGTGTTCAAGGTACTTCTGGCTTTAGTGGCATAAGTGGTTATCAAGGCTATCAAGGCGTACAAGGCGTACAAGGCGTACAAGGCGTGCAAGGTACTTCTGGCTTTAGCGGGTACTCTGGTTATAGTGGTATATCTGGCTGGTCTGGCTACAGCGGTATATCTGGTTTTAGCGGTATCTCAGGGTATTCTGGTTGGTCTGGTTACAGTGGCTATAGTGGTTTTAGCGGCTACTCAGGCTATTCTGGTAGAAGTGGGTATCAAGGATTCCAAGGCGTACAAGGCAACCAAGGCAACCAAGGTAATCAAGGTAATCAAGGTGTACAAGGAGTACAGGGTATACAAGGAGTACAAGGTGTTTCTGGTTATCAAGGATTCCAAGGTGTACAAGGGGTACAAGGTATACAAGGTGTACAAGGTGTTTCTGGTTTCAGTGGCTACTCTGGTTATAGCGGTTATCAAGGCTTTCAAGGCAATCAAGGTACTGCTGGAGTACAGGGTAATCCAGGCAACCAAGGCAACCAAGGTAATCAAGGCGCTGTCGGTACCTCTGGCTTTAGTGGTTACTCTGGTATATCCGGCTATCAAGGATTCCAAGGTAACCAAGGTAATCAGGGCAATCAAGGCGCAGCTGGTAGCAATGGCGCACAAGGAGCGGCCGGTAGCAATGGTGCACAAGGCGCTGCTGGTGCTCAAGGTAATCAAGGAGCTGCTGGTGCGCAAGGCGCGTCTGGCACTTCTGGCTTTAGTGGTTACTCTGGTATATCTGGCTATAGAGGCTTTCAAGGCAACCAAGGCAACCAAGGCAACCAGGGCGCCGCTGGCGCTCAAGGGGCCGTAGGTACCTCAGGGTTTAGCGGTTATCAAGGTAACCAAGGAGCAGCTGGCGCGCAAGGTAACCAAGGCGCGGCTGGCGCACAAGGGGCTGTAGGTACTTCAGGGTTTAGTGGTTATCAAGG